TACAACCCCGGACGGCAGAGCTCGCATGCTTTTTGGTTCCGGCTCCACCAGTATTCTGCCGTTATGGAATGCTGACATACATAACTTATTTCACATAACACGTTGATTTAATTAAATAATTTTCACCGCAAAAAGTGCCAAAAATCGCAAAATGACTACACCAGTGACTACACCGTTCGGTGCACTGTATGAAACAACGTGGAACAAATAGACACAAGAAATATACAGGCGGATCATCTTTCCAGGGGGAAGCGCACCAATTCATGAGGGGCGTTAATGTCGATATGGGGATCCCCACCTACCGGAATTTTTTTCCGGTTAAACGTTAATCAGGCTGGTGGGCTTTACCTGTTCGGTAGGTGTTATGATTATCGTAATACCTTTCCCCCAATGGGGTAAAAGCATCAACCGTAACGAAAGTCGTTATGGTTGCCACTGATACCCCAAATTTGGGTATCACGAGTAAGCCCCAAAATCTGGGTGTTACTCTTACTACCCAAACTACGGGTAGTTTCCGTAGTTTCATGGTCGAGTTGCAGATCTGCAACTCCCCCATTAACCACAGGCGAATTTCCGCCTTCGGTCATTCCTTAATCATCTGCGTAATCATAATGATTATTCAGCAAGCGCAATTTTGCGCTTTGCTTAAAGTTCAGCGAGTTACCGCGCCGACTTCCTCAAATTGAGGTTTCCGAAAATATCAGCGGGTTAGCGATTAAGCTGACCATTAATTAAACTGCGAAAATGTCGTAGTTGTGAGGGGTGTAGCCAACCCATTTTTGGGCCGTCGGGAATATCAACCAGTTACCGCCGCAACCGCTCCGGCTTCTTCCAGTGGTACGTTATTTTCTCCTTCTCCCGATACATCTCCACGCGGCGACGGTAGGCCAGCAACTCAAGAACTCTGGTTCGTATGTTGCGCATATCCACGCCATTAAGTTCTATACCATCACGGCGCATCACCTCAGCAACAACACGCGCATAGTTTTCGGCTGTCACGCTGTCCGGCAGCGTGGCCTGTTCGTCAGCCTGCTGGCTGATTCCGGCAACGCGGCGGATTAATCCCGTTATTTCGGCTTCTGTCATGCTGCTGACCTCATTACACCCCGCTAAATTCTTCCAGTTTCTGGCGGTGGCTGTCGCTTATATCAAAAGCAAAATCCTCATGCTCTGCCTGGAATGTACCAAACGCCATCAGCGCCGCCACGCTCGGGTCTATCTTGTTCGGTGATTTTTTCTTGTTCGGCTTGATATTGGCGTTCGCGTCACTCTGCATCACGACGTTACTCATCGACCAGGACAACACCGGATCGCCACGATGCACAATCACCCTGCGGTTAACAAAAACTTCGAACGATTTCGCCGCCGGACTGAATCTGAGGTAGGTTTGCGGGAACGGCTCCACCTCAAAACCTGCCCCCTGTAATTGCGTTCTGAGATGCGTGGCGTTCCACGTATCAAAGCCCACCAGCCTGATATTAAATTTCTCCGCGTCCTGCATGATGTCATCTCTGATCCGGTCGTAATCAATGCAGTCGCCAGGCGTTGTGCGTATCCAGCCTGCTTTAGCCCACTGACGATAGATGGCGCGGTTTTTATTGGCGGGGTTCTGTAGCTGGAACTCCGGCAGATAATGACGGGAAACCAGCATAATGGTTTTACCTACCGGAAAGGCATAGCACACGCTGGAAATATCGCTTGTGGATGATAAATCCAGCCCCGCGTAACACTCCTGGCCGTGTAAATCTTCCTCTGTGAACGTTCCGGCACACTCAGCCCATGCGCCGTTACCCATCCACGGGGTAGCCCCCTGGCACCAGATATTAAATCGCTTTGTCATCATCTCCACCCACTGCGACGGAATACCCCGCGCTTTCTGGATGGTTGAGGCCAGTTTTTCACGATCCACGGAAACATCAATATTAGGGTTCGCCTTTATCCACATCGCCGGATCATCAACCTCGTTTTCGTCGTCCAGTTCGTAAATCAGTACAAAAATTGAATCGTTGACCTCTTCGCCGTCCAGGATCTGGCAGCAATAATCATAGTGCTGCTTACAGGCTGAAACGACGTTACTGCCTGATGTGGTAATAGCAAATAACAGCCCTTCGGGACGTGCGCCCATCCCCAGCTCAAGCGCGGAATAAACGCCGTTATCGGGGTGCAAGTGGTATTCGTCCACGATGGAAAGGCTGGGGTTTGTTCCCTCGATGGTTGCCGCTTTTGCTGCCAGCGGCTTTAACAGGCTGTTGCTTTTCGGGTGTATCACCTTATGCGCCTGAATATTCACCCGCCTGCGTAACGGTCGGGATAAAAGGCACATCTGACGCGCATCATCAAAGACGATCCGCGCCTGGTCACGGCTCACCGCTGCGGTGTAGATATCCTGCTGACCGTTCTCCATAATCAGAAACCAGTTAGCCAGAATCGCGGCGGTCGTTGATTTCGCATTTTTGCGCGGCACTTCGATAAAGGCGCTCGTATATTTGCGCCGTCCGGTGGCCTTAACCTTAAAGCCGAGAATGCACGCAAAGGCGAACTGCTGCCACGGCTCCAGCTCAATGGGTCTGCCACGCATCGGCCCTTTTACGTGCGGGCACACCCTGGAAAAGGCAATAAACCGATCCACAACCTCACGATCGAACGTGTAAAGGGGGCTTTTAAGGTCCGAAAAGTACCGTTTAACGGCCTGTTTCAGCCGTTTACAGGCCGGAATTTTGCCCGTTTTTACGTCTTCTGCGTACTTATTCCAGGCGGTCAAGCTCGTCCTCTTCTTCTGTTTCCGGTGGATTTTTACGGCGGCTTATCGGGTCAAAACCGAGCAAGGAGGCCATTTTTATCATCACTCTTTCCGCGTCGGATTTCGCGCTTAATGCGGGGTTTCTGCTCTCTCCGCCCTGACTGTTAACAATGCTGAACCCGCGCGCCGCAAGGTCTGCGACGGCTTTCCGGTATATCGAGTAATTGACGCAATACAGTTCCAGATTGCTCCAGTCGGCGGGAGTCAGGTCACCCCGTTCCGCAAGCTGCCGCGATTTTTCCCGCCACTGCTTCACGGCGATATCATCCAGGTAGGCGGGGGCTTTCGGTGGTCTTGCCATACTTATTTTTTCGCCAGATTATTTTTCAAAAAATTCCCGTGCATAAAAATTTGAGGAGGCGGTCGGTGCCCGGCGGGGTCGGGTTTGTCCTGAAAACGCCCCCCACCCCGTCATACAGCCTCATCAGCGATTGCGGAAACATTCCATAACCTCGCGGTCACGGTCGGTTAATCGCTTCGCTGTGATGCGTTCTGCGCGTCCTGACGCTTTATCTTTATGCCCTGTTTCCTGTGTCTTCATGCGTCACGCTGCCTTATAAGTCCACGGATAAGGCGGTTTTGTTCCCGCTCATTCATCAGCGTCATACATCCAGTTATTGCGGTTAGCGGCCCGTTCTTCCTCTTCACGAAATCCACCTGCGGCACGCTTGCTTTTTGTTGCCGGATCAAGCCATTTCGTTTTCTGGTTATGACACGCCTGACACAATGGTTGATGGTTCCATTCGGGCCAGAAGAGAACATCATCACCGCCATTAATCGGGATAATGTGATCCACCACCACGGCGGGCGTATATATCCCCTTCTCAAGGCATCGCACGCATAACGGGTTTTTACTCAGATACATGGCGCGGTATTTGTCCCACTGTCTGGAGTACCCACGCGCGCGGCGGTGTCCTCGTCTGGCATCCTCTGCACGCCATGCCGCCCGCCTGTGCTCCTCACACTTGCCGGATTTAACGCGCCTGTTACAGCCTGGTTCTGTGCATCGTCTTAATGGTTGCCACGGCATCAGTACACCCCCACATCACGGTAAGCCGTCCAGAGCGCGCCAATCGTCATGGGTACGCGCGTTTTTGCGTTATCCGCTACCAGCTGGCGATTCTCGTACAGGTGAGCGATAAACATCATGCAGCCAATCTTTATGGCTGGCGTGAACTCCAGCCCGTCATCAAAGCGCCTGCCTATATGTATCTGGCACGCCTCAAGCGATGCGGCAATGTATCCGCTGATTAACTGGTCTTCCTCGTCGCCATCGATGCGGCAATGGAGTTTCACTTCTTCCAGGGTGATAAGTTCTTCTGTCATTTTTCCGCGCCCTCACGACAAAGAATTTCAAGGCGTGTCCTGGCGGCATCCGGCAGCGGCTGCCCGATGATATTCAGTACACGCCCCGCCAGCGGCCCCGTATTGACCTTTATCCGGCTGGTGGCGTTGATGTCCTTCCTGTAGCGTATCCATATCCTTACCGTTCCAGTCGCCAGTTCTGCACCCGATGAAATGGCCTCCTTGCTGCTGATCATGTTCACGCTTGCCCAGAGTGTGTGACCGTCCACCCACGTTTCGAGTATTTCGCCGGTTATATCCCTGGTCTGTTTCAGGGTCTGAATCGTTACCCTGTCACGCAGTCGCCCTATGTTCATTCCGGTTTTTCTCCCTCGCTGATTTTTACTTCCTGTTTCCATGCCTGGCTGAACTCATCACCACCATCACGCGGGGACAGCCCTTCACGTTCGCGGGCTTCGTTCGGGCACATAACGCCGGATTTGATGCCGCGTTCATAGGTGGCAAAGCGTTCGCCAGGTGTGGCCCGTAACAGGTCCGCGCTGTCAAACTCCACCTGATACCGGATACCAGGTACAGGCGAGGCCACCAGCAGGGCGTTTTTTATCTGCTGCTCAAAGTTCGCCAGCCACGGGCGCATCGTCATGGTGAGAAATGCGCGGCTTGCCTCGCTGAAATTGCTGTAGGTGCTGTTGCTGTATTCCTGCAAAAAAATCGGCGAGACGTTGAACATTCGGGCGATGTCTTCAATGGTGAAGCGACGGGAGGCCAGCCATTCAGCATCCTGATTACTCATGCCCAGCTGCTGATAGCTCATACCCCCTTCAAGGATGGGCGTTTTTCCGGCGTTTCTGGCCCCTTTGTAGCGTTCCAGTGCGGCTAATGCCTGTTTACCCTTCACGCCGTCCAGCCACTCGCCTGACGTGATAACCCCTGCCGCCATCATGCCATCACGCATCACGCTCGCGCCGTGGCGTTGTTGGGCCAGCCCAAGCCCCAGCGATTCGCGGCAGATGGTTACAGGTGAGCGCCCCATAAAACCGTCATCCGTGGAGTAACGAAGGTGGAGAACCTCCCACGGTAAATAGTTGCGGGTGTTTCCGGTGTAGGCGTCAGTGATGCAGTAGCGCCAGTTATGCTCACCTGTCTGCTCCACGTTCACCGACTGCGGCGGGTAAGGATGTAAAGCCACCGGAAAACCATCACGCCCCCACTGAATCACCGCATAAGCATTACCGTTTAACAGGCAGTGGCGGATCATCATTCGCTTAAACTGGTAGGGGGTTTGCCATGCGTTCGGGCGCTCGTTGAGGATGTGATCGACCGGATGAGAATCAAGCCACTCTCGGGCCTCCTTCCCCTTCTCATTGCGTACCAGGTACAGGTAACACGGCATGGTAGCCACCGCCTCAGAGATGACCGTGACGGCGTTCATGACGGCGGGCAGTGATTCCGCTGTCCCCGATGATACGTACTCACCCGCCCCCGTGTTCGATGTGCCAGCCAGCGCCATAAACTCATCAAGCGTCATGCTGCGCTGCTCTTTTTTTCTTCTGAAAGGCCACATATCACACCCCCGCTAAATCCGCCCACCAGCGGCGATTATCCGCACGAGGCATTTTTTCAGGGTGCTGCTCATACAGGGAACGGCGGGCCAGCTCCACGCCGGAATCAGGGTAAGCCGGTACGGATGTCACGGTAATTTCGTACAGTTCCGCTATCAGTACAGTACGCACACATGGATCGACTGTCGTATCCCATACATCCTTACGGGAACGAAAGCCAAAGCTCATGCCCGAGATGTCACCACGTTTAACCAGTTCGATAACGTCCCGCCCTGTGCTGGTATCCGGTGGGATCAGTTCAAAACGTAACCCTGTGTCATCCTCTTCCAGTCTCAGCGTACCGGAACGGGTGCGCCCCAGTAACATGCTGTGGTCATGCTCATACAGGCCGCGAACGTCATTACCCACCGCAAGCCATTCAGTAAACGCCCCCCGCTGGAATTTTTCGTAAAATTCGCCCCATAACAGTTCTGAAAGGTTATCCCAGCGAACAACGTAGCCCGTAAGCGTGTTGCTGCCGCTGGTGGTGATTTCCGATGACCGGATTTCCATACTCATCATAATTTTTTCACCTGTAAAACAGAGAAGGGGCTTTTTAGCCCCTTCGGTGTGCTGTTAATCGTCGTCCTGCGGCAGTTCCAGAATCTTTATAGCGTTCGAATCCACCACGCCACCGCCTAAATATTTCTGCGTGAAAATTTTGATAAAGCCCGGCTCTGTCAGGTTGTCCGGTCTGGTGCGCACGCCCGTTTCATGATCAACGATGTAATAACCGCGTTTGAAGTCACCCAGGGCGATAACGTTATCCGGCATAAATTCCAGATACTCCACCGGAAGCCCCAGCAACGTATCAGGATCACCCGCCTGTAAACGGTCGCGCCAGATGTAATCGCCGTTCGCGTTCTTCACCTTCTGAAGTTTTGCCGCCGTCGTGGAGTTAACCACCCAGACCGCGTTTTTGCGGTATTTTTTACGTAATGCAAATTTCAGGTCGATCAGCGGGTCCGCAGATGTCCACGCCAGAGATTCGGAAGGTTTAATTACCTGCAACGTACCAAAATCACGCTCTTTGTCGTTCTTCTCTGCACGGGGTACGGATAAAAAACCTTTTGCTTTTTTGTCACCGTCGCCCACAACCAGATCGCTTTCTTCGGTTTCCGTGAAGGTGTCGCCAATCTCACCCGTCAGCCATGAAAGGATGTCCACATCGGAAAAATCCACGATTTCCTGTGTGGTGCGCGGGTACGCATAGACCGGATACAGCTTAATGCTCACCTCGTTAATCTGCGGGGTGCTGGTCTGTTCGCGTGCCTTACCCTCTTCACCGTGGTTAACGGTCGCACCGCCAGCGGAAACAAGCTGCTTAAACTCGTTGCTGCTGATTTTCTTCACGGTACAGATGCGGCGCATGGTGGATTCATCCGCCAGCATTCGCATGATTTCGGTGTTCAGTTCAGGGATAACGGTATAACCACCATCAGCGGGAACGCCTGTACTTAATGCGCGGGTTTCACCGGTCAGAATGTAGTTGCGTAGTTCTGCGGGGTCAGTGGTCTGGCTGCTTTTACCTGGCTTGCTGCGCTCTTCGTCTGCAATGGCTTCAAGGCGGGAAATGTCTTTATCGAGGGATTCAGCTTTAGCGCGTAATTCGTCAAATTTTGCGCCCTCAGCATCGTTAAGACTGCGGTTTTCTTTTTCCGCGTTCTCCAGCATGTCGCGCATCTGATTTTTAATGGCGGTTTTCTGCTGGCGTAATTCGATTATTCTCGGCATAAAAAAAGTCCTGGGATTAAGTAAGGAACTCCAGGACGCGGCAAACACTCAACCGTTTTTCATAAGGAAATCAGCAATCGCACCGATCGTTTTCCCGCCTGGTAATGAATATTGGCGAGCACATTAACAGGCGGGAAAGTGGCCCCAGCGTCCTGGCACCACGGGCGAGAATACTCATGATTCAGTTCGGGTAAAATATGCCGATCCTGTCAGTGAACAACGTGGAACAACCACGAACAAATAATTTACAAAAAATGACAAAAAGCCGGATTTCTCCGGCTGTGTGCTCACTTCTGCGGGTAGTTGCGCCATATTGCTTTACCAATACCAGCTATCCCCATTTGTTTTTCAGTGCGATTAACTGACCTTTTCAGAGCGCCTAAATCATCCGGCGGCTCCGGTGGCCTCTGTGCATTCCTGGAACATTCCAGCCGTCGCATTGCCACCTGTGCGCGTTCCTTGTCTGTCTCCACCAGCTGCATGACTTCACCCCATCGCGCCGCCGCCCTCCGGTAAAATCCTTTCGCCTCGAGTTCCTCCGCTATGCGGTCATGTACCATCGTCACCCCCTCAGAACGGAATATTGTCACCGTAGGGGTCATCGCCTCCCGCTGGTGGCTGATTACCCTGTGTGCCTGTGGTTGTGCGTCTGCTGCCACCTGGTCGCGCCGTTTTCGCACTGATTACGCTGTCTGCAATAACCTGATAACCCTGCCGCGTTTCCCCGTTCTGTCCGGTCCACTGGCTGACCTGCATGTTACCCGCCACGCTCACCAGTTCGCCTTTGTGGTGTTTTGCCAGTGCGTCGGCCTGTCTGCCAAACGCCAAGACGGATAACCACATCGTCGCCTGTCCGTCATCTGCCTGATTGCACGGCAGGGGAACCGCCATGCTTGCCATAGCCATTTGTGTCCCTTTGCTGGTGGTCTTTAACTGCGGGTCAGCCACCAGCCGACCGTAAGCCGCTATCTGTGCTGTCATGCTGTCTGTTCTCCGGTTTTAACGTTGATGGTTGTTACCTGTTCCGCTGTGCTGTTAGCCGGATACCATGCAAGCGTTCCCGGTTCATCTGAAAGAATGAATTTTGTGTCAGGTAAATACAGACACTCGCAATATCCCTCTGCGCTGTGATGTGGTGTCATCCCCGTGTCGCCAGTGAGTACCGGTAATATCTCAGAGTAAGTTTCAGAATCACTGGAATAAAAAACATCACAAATCGCCCATGCAGCGATCGGACTCCACCACTCGCCGCAATCGTCATCTTTGAATCTTGCCCACCAGCCTGGAACAGCTGGAGAAATGCTTTTGGGTATGGCTTCAAGAAACATAAAACACCTCGATTTTTCGTATATATATACAAAACTGGTCGTCCCAGTTGTCCCAGTTGTCCCACCATTATTTAACCGTTTGATTTTATTGAAAACGCACTCGGCAAGGTGGGACGACTTTCAGCGTTTTTGGGACAACTCAGGGGGTAAATTGGGACAACCTGAATTTCTTTGCGCTTCAGCCAGGCAAAATACAGGTCGTCCCAAAATGCCCTTAAGTTGTCCCAGAGTTGTCCCACTTTTTCATAATCAAAACTATATTATTCAATGCGTTACCTTTTCTTGTTATTGAGTGGGACAACCGGGACAACCTGTTTTTACCTCCTACACGCGAGATTAATCACTTTCTGCATCGTGGTCCTGTGCCAGCAAAAGGCCGTACACCCTTAACCGCGCCCCTTTCAGGTGTTTCAGGCGTGGTGTCCTGATTTGCCACCCCTTCCCGCTGGTCGGTTTTTTCAGCATTCCGGCACCATGAAGAGCCTTTGCTACGGCATCCTTGTTAAATCCATTCGCCACATGTGAGCTAAACGGCTCCGGCAGCACGTAAAACAAAACCGGCTCGTCATAACGTCCGTCGCTTTCCCTGTAGCCGTACAGTTCTGAAATCGGCAGGCTGGCAGGGTCATAATTGACAGGGGCGAACCTGCTCATGCCATAGGCCGCAAGAAAAGCCTCAGCCTGTTCAATAATCTGTTTATGCTCCCTGTTACCCGTGCCGAACTCTTTCACCCAGGCATTAAAGTTATGCTGTATTGCGTCCCGGCATTCCTGCGCGGCCCAGCCAGTTACATGACCGGAAAGCACAAGCGCGGCCTCCAGTATGGCGAAACGCTCCCCCACGCGGTGGACCTGCTCGCCGTAGCTCTCCGGTATCAGGTTGCGCCACCGTTCGCGGCATTCTCTTACCGCGTCCTTTGCCTCCTGCTGGTGGCCTGCCAGCCATTTAACCCACTCACGACCCGCCGCCCCGTGATTTGCTGTCCAGGCATCCTTTAACGCGTCAGCATGTTCCTTACCGTTGCTGTATTCGTGAAATTTCGTGGCTTTTTCCATCGGAACGTTAAGCAGTCGGACAAGCTGCCCCGCCTTAACTTTTATCCCCTCACTTTTGAGGAATGTCTCAACGTCCATTTCTCCGGTGCTGATTGCCACCGTTCGCCAGTGTTTGATCTCCCTGTTGCCGCCATCCTTCGCCCCCTGCAATTTCCCTGAACCGTTAAACAGCGTATAAGCAGACGTTGACACTTCCCGCGCATTTCCGGCCTGGCCTATCTCATCCAGTGGTAAAAGCCCGTCATTATGGGCCTCGGCCTCATTGGCAATACCTAACGCCGTGCCGTACCAGGTCAGCCGCTGCGCGTCCGGCTCTCCCCATAAACTTGATGCGATGTTCTGCGTGGTGGTCTTACCTGCCGATGACTGTTCGAAAAGATGCACCCCGAAGCCGTCAGCACCCACAAGGCCAATTAAAGGCGCTGCCAGTGACGTTGCCACACCCAGCATCATTGAGGCATTACCGCCAGCCAGCCGCGCCACGCTGTCGCGCCAGCCATCCGCCGTGCCCGCCACGGAATAACCGTTAATCGCGGCGCTTTTTCCGGTAAACAGGATCGGTTTTTCAGATTCACCAATGATCGAACCGTCCGGCATGATGTACGCGCCAAAATGCCAGCCCGTTGTTGTGCTTAACTGCCATTCCTCATGGCTTCCGCTTAACTGCATCCAGTCCGCCAGGATTGCCCTGTATTTGCCGTTGGTTGTCACGTTCAGCCCGTGATCTTTAAGTAACCGCCAGCCGTCACGGTCGCCGATACCACCACACGGGATCGCCATTGTGATGACTTCATGGTTTGCGGTTTTTTTCCAGCGCATCACGCGGTAATGCTCTTTACCGATCGTCCCCGTTCCCAGTAGTTCAAGCGGAGAACATAACCACGTCTCAGGCCGGATAATTTCGCCTGACTGCTTATCCACTTTGGGCGTTACCCAGAAAACACCATCGACGCGACTTTCAACGCGGGGCTTTAATTCATCATCCTGGTAGCATGGCTCTTTTTTCTTTACAGGCAGTTCAACTACCTTTTTCTTTTCCGCCTGCTCTGCCCGTTCACGTTCCAGATATTCGCGCCAGTTCTCCCGTTTCTGGTTGTGCATTCCTTCAGGGTAATAATCAGCATCCCTGACACCTGCCGCTGCCAGTTTCTGCCCGATGGTATTAACAAGCCCCGGACGCAATAACCCCGCCTGGTAGAGACGCACACGATAGCGTCCGTCCGGTACGATTTGCAGGTTGTCCAGTTCGGCAAGTTGTTGCTCTCCAAGCCAGACAGGAGGCACGTTATCGCCAGCCAGTCGCCCGTCCTGTTCCTGCCACTGTTTTGCATGTGCCCACGCATCACTACCCGCGAAAATAATCACCTCTGTGTCTTTGTGTTTTATTCCGCGTGGCTGTTTTTTTACGTTTGGTGCCAGTTTCATTTTTTACCCCTGAATACGTTAAGCATCTTTTTTATTTCCTGAATATTGGCGCGTGCTTTCTCCCTGCTGGTTGGTTTACTGCGGGGCGCTGCCTGTACCAGAGAAAAATCACGATCGAACTGATAAACAGGCATAACGCAGTCATATTCGTAGCCTTCACGGCGGTAAGTGATGCGGCGTTCTCTCACGCTGATAATCGTCACGATGCCGCCGTACTGGTCGCGGTAAATATCCCCGCGCATGAATTTAGTGCGAGTTTTGCCACTGGCAGTTAAGCCAGGATATTTAAGTTTCATTATTTTTATTCTCCGATAGCGTGACCTGATAAGCCGTTAATCTTCTCTGATATGCTCTCTATTTTGCTGGTTGAACTATCCAGTAATTCAGAAACGGCAAATATTAATCTTGTGGTTGATTCATCGCGTTCATTATTCACCAGCGACTGAAGCCACATGTTCATTACTTCGTTCGCTGCGTTGTTTAAAGATATTGCGCTGTCGGCAAGGCTTATTAATTCACTGGTAGCCAGTTTGTTATTGTTCATAGCGTTTAAATCTCTCATCAATTAACCACAGCGCAACACTTCCAGAAAGTTTTGCCAGAAGGCCAGCTAATGCGGATATATCACCATCATTTAATTTATCAGGGTACACCTCAAGAAGGCGGCAAATGATTTCAACCTGCTGCGCTCTTTCCGCAATTTCGTTTAATGTAAACTCCTGCATTACTGCACCCCCTTAATTTCATGAACGGCATGGATAATTACGCCGGATAAATCGGCTTTAGCTGATTTGTTAATTACTGTGCTGATTGCAGCCTGGACGTTTTCGGCCTTCACGTTCTGCGTGATGCCAACGGTATAGCCGCGCTTATTAACAGCACGGGAAAAGACGCGGAAGGTTTTAAGCACGGCACACCCCCTGACGAATACGGGCGACAAAAATAAGATGTGCGTGCGGCAGCTGTGCGCGTGCTTCGCGCTCAGTGGCAGCGGTAACGGTGAATATTGCAATGCTGTCTGTCAGGCACTGCATAAAGCGCCAGACAAAATAAGGGCGTGTGAATACAGCCATGTGAAAGGCTCCTACAGTAATTTTAAGGAGTCTCGCTACTACGCTGTCAAACATGGTGGCGAGACGTAACAGGGTTGACAGACTGGCACTGTAGAGACCAGCGAGCGCAAAGGCTCCCCCGTTACGCCCCGCCATAATGCGGGTATGGGTAGGTTTACGGACACAAAAAAACCGCATATCGGAATGTAAGCGGCTGTCCGCTACAGTATTCAGGCTGTCAAACCCGGTCGCCATGTGGGCGACGGGGGAAGCATACAGCCCCGTGATAATTTTTTGCAAGCGGTTTTTACGCATGATGTGACCCCTGACGAATACGGGCGGCGAATACAGCAACACAACCGGACGGGCAACGGCTACGCGCTTCGCGTTCCGTCCAGGCGGTTACGTGGATGATTTGAGATTCTCCGGCACTCAGGGCCAGAAAACGCCACACAAAGGCCGTTTGTGTGTGTACAAGGTGTGGTATATGATTTACGGCAACCATAACGGCTCCTAGTTTACGTTGTTGGTTAGAAGCCCTGCGAGTGGTAACGACACTTGCGGGGCTTTGTCTTTTCATCGATTACCTTGATAAAGGTGTCAGCCACTATATTAGTAACGGGTGTCAGCCACGTCAATAGTGTTTTTCCGTTTTCTTGTGTGTATACTGTCAGCCACCTAATAACGAGGAAATCAGATATGGCAACAAAAGCAGTTAATGCAAAATCCAAAAAGCTTGAGGCTCGAGTACCACACGCAATAGCTGATGCTGTAGAAAATTTAAAGGAAGATGGCGAAAGTACAGGGCAATTTATCGTTTCGGCACTTGAAGGCGAGATCAAACGCCGCCAGCGCCGCAAGGCCAAAGAATCAGAATAATCACTATCAGCGCCGTGGTGTGAGGTATTACGGCGCATTGCTATGCAGGACAACACAATGACCGATAAAGAATTGACCAAAACATTATCACCGGCACGGAAAAGACGGCGCAGAAAGATAGAGCATGAATCAGAAAGATTCGCACCATGTGCTTTTGCCCTTGAGCAATTCCTTAAAGAGTACAGGGAAAAGCGCTCATTGCAGGTATGGCAACGAACTGAACCAGACTGATTGCATTGCCCACCAGCCTGATAGCGGCTATCATCCCCGTGCTTATGTTTGGGATCACACACACAAACGGCGCAGCGGGTTATCTGTTCAGAAAGGCGGCTCCATTTCGGGGCCGCTTTTTTTATACCTGAAAAACCCCAATTTTGTTGTTTTTCAGTTTCACCAGGGCGAACGAATCCCCGCCCACGTTCTGGCGTATATTCAATCTTCATGGTTATAGCTCTGTGTTCAGATGATTGATGTGTGGCGGCTGCGTGCCGCCAGCGTGATTAATGAACTGCCTTGCAGCTATCCTTCCAGGCCAGAACCTCGGATAAAGACCAGCCAACGGAACGACCGCCAAGTTTACGACGTGATGGGAATTGTCCGGCCTTTTCCAGGCGGTAGCGACACGTACGGCTAAGGCCGGTTAGTTTTTCGCATTCTTTTTCACGTATAAACCGATCAGTGCTTAACACTATTGCCCCCCCTTTCGTTTCTTAAAGAGTCATCAGGTGTCTTATTGTGTCGTATTGTTCCCGCTAGAGTGATGAATGGCAAATATTGAGGATGTATGATTTACAGAAAATGAAACAGTAAGAATAAAATCTTTTAAATTCATGTTAATACAAAGGCATAAAATATTGTTTCATGCCTTTTTTCTCGCTCTTTAAAGAGTGATTCGCTAGTGTATAAAAAACCAGTGACACATTAAAAATCAGCCACTTATAAATCTGTATGCTTTTTCGCCTCTTGTTCGTGGTTGTTCCACATTGTTGCTCATTGTTGCACGTTGTATCTGTTCGCATATACAGTATGCGCATACTGAAAAAACACGAAAAAAATTATTTTCTTCTGGCTACTGGTAGCGTGGTTACGTTTTCATGTGTTCCCGCCAGTATCCCTAACCGCTCCGTCCACATATCCAGCGCATTGCGTTTAGCATCCAGATAACGGGAATGATTATAAACTCGCTGCATTCCTGGCATCTGGTGGCCTGTAAGCTGCTCCACGACATGCGGATCAACGCCTAAATCGTTCAGCATGGTTGTAAAGGTGCGCCGGATGTCATGCAGTGACCAGTGAGGATGATTAAGCCTCCTGTGCGCTAATCTTCCATACTGCGATACGCTGGCCTCCTGTTTCACTTCCCCCAGCAATAAGCCCGTGTGCCTGTTCTGCTCCACCAGCTGCGTGACGAACGGCAGGATCGCTTCCGGTATGGGCCGGAATATTGCGACCTTCGTTTTGCTGTGCTCCTTCGGAACGGTCCATAGCATTTCCGTAAAATCCCACTCCCCGATCTCCGATAACCTCAGTTCTACCGTTCTGGCTCCGAAGACAATCAGGAGGCGGATTAACGCGACGTAGTAAGGGGAGAATATTTTTTTGTCCAGTGCCTGCAATAATTCGCCAAGTTCTTTGTTACTTAAGACACGTTCGCTTATATCCGGTTTTTTCCCAACGTCCGCCACGTTCAGATCGTCCAGAACGTTGCTGATTGCATAGCGCCGCCTACGGCAGAACTTAAGCGCCTGTTTGCACGCCTGTAGCACGAATCCGGCAGTAACAGGCGTTCGCTTTGCCACCTGGTCAAAACAGGCCAGCCAGTGCCGTAGCTCGCATTTATCCAGCGGCATAGCACCAATCTGCTGTATTACGTGATTATTAAGTCGCCTTTTCAGGGCGATATAATCCACGCGGTTTTCCTTTACGTAATACTCAAGCCAGTAGGTGAGCGCATCGCCAACCGTTACCGGCTTTAACGCTTCCTGTACGGTGTAATTAAGCTCATGACGTGGATTTTTCCCCTCTGCCAGCCATGCGCGACACTGGGCGGCTTTTTCCCTGGCTGATTTCAGGCTCAGATCAGGATAACTTCCCAGCTTAATGCGTTCGGGTCGTGTCTCCCTTCCCGTTCCGGCCCTGTATGTGAAATACCAGGTCAATTTCCCTGATGTTAAATATTTCACGCTCAGGTTTCCGCCATCACTATAAAACGTGTTTTTCTCCGCTGGCTTACCATGAAGTTTCCTTAGCAAGGTATCGCTCAGTTTGTTCATTGCTCTGCTCACGTTTTACCCCCTCTTTACGAAAAAGTGACTACACCAGTGACTACACCGATCGTTGCACAAAGGGCTACAACGTGAAACAAGCTGGAACAAGGAAAATCACAAATCTGTTGATAATCAAAAACATAATGCACAGCCTGAAACATTATGAAACAGCAAAAAACACTAAATGATAAAATGCTGTTATTGATTCACGGCCTGGCTTAACGATAACCAGACCGAGTTCCGGTACCAGAACAGGTCGAAGTAATACCCGCACATTACCTCCAGATCCGTTGCTGGAATGTGCGGGACGGACGCGCTGGCCGTTCTGAGTAAGGGAGCCTGACGGAGATTATCCAGTGACGGTAGTCGAGGCTAAGGGCTTTTTTAACCTCGCATCCGCGCCTGCGGTAACACTGAATGAGCCATTCGGCCTGTTCTTCAGTGCATGGGGGATGCTGGTACCAGTCAGATTTGAATGCGTGAAAACACCGTCCGCGCCTGCTGGCAAAGACGGCAGAATCATCAGAATTGTATAATTTGGTATCGTGCGCCATCGGTTGTCTCTGCTGGCGCAGCAGGTGCCAGTTGTTCAGGCTGGCGTGCGAATTGTAAACCAGAATGCCAGGAAAAAACAAAACCCGCCGAAGCGGGTTAAGTGCGGGTGCGTTGAGGATGCCTGATTCATCAGAGGTGGCGAGGGATTTCTCCCTCGCCGGGTCTCTTACTCCTCAGGTTCGTAAGCTGTGAAGACAGCGACCTCCGTCTGGCCGGTTCGGATTCGTACCTCGCAGAGGTCTTTCCTCGTTACCAGTGCCGTCACTATGACGGTGATACAGATGACGATCAGGGCGATTAACATCGCCTTTTGCTGCTTCATAGCCTGCTTCTCCTTGCCTTTCGGCGCGTAAGAGGCTAACCTACATATGTCTAGCATGAAATTGGCCTCAGATTAATGTTAGGCGTCTTGCAGGACGCGTAATGTTAACTGGGGCTTTTCTCTGTCTGCCTTACGGTGGCATGCCCGAGGCAGACAGCCTCAAGCACCCGCAGCAATTCTACTTAACTCTCGCTTTACCGCAAACCGTTTTTACCCGATATGGGAATTCCCATATCGTAATGAATTCAGTTCCCTAGTCGATCCATCAAAAACACAACCAGGCAGTAAACGCCCACAACAGCAATAACAGCCAGCGCACCTTCTATTGCCAGTGAAATATCATCCGACATATTCCCTCCTTTGGTGTGAATCCCGGCGAACGTTTTTACCCCCACCGACAAATAACATATACTAAAAAATCAATAGCTATAGCAACGCCTGTAATTGCAAAGGCTTCAGGCCAGATCATTGGCGCACCTCCTGCGGCGGTTCTGGTAGCGGCATCCAGTCGGTTACATTGCGGCTCTGTGTTTCGAAAAATTCATCACCATTACGGACTACATCAAAAAACTCACCGTCTCGATATTGCGCATAAAGAACGAATGCGCCATCACATAAAATAATTACGTGCTGACCATCATCCGGCATTCGCTCACTACAGCTTATCCAACCATCCGGAGTTACCGGATAGTTGGTTGACGTTTCCGAGAT